ATGGAGCTCAACCCGATCGAGGAGATCATCGCGTCGTGGCCGCTGTGGTCACGGCTGCTGCCCGCCGCCGTGCTCGGCGCGCTCGCCGCGGTCGGCGTCTGGTCGACCCGCAAGGACGTCCGGGGGAAGTAATGGACGACCGCCCGGCGCCCTTGCACGGCAACCTCCGCCTTGCCACGTACTGCGACGGCGACACCGACTGGTGGCCCGGCTGCGGTTCGTGCGGCGCCTGCGGCGGGCCTATTCCGAAGACGGAGCGCGCGCCCCTCGGCGGCAGCGCCCGCCAGCCGGCGCGCTTCTGCCGCCCGGCCTGCAAGCGCTGGTGGCGCGACAACCACCACTGGCCCTCGGCGCGCCGGGCGTGCCTCAAGCGCGACCGCTTCACCTGCACGCGCTGCCACCGCCGCGCGACGACGTCGGCCTCGCGCCGGCGGCCCGGCCGCATCGAGCCGGCGGGGCTCCCCAACGTCCAGCTGGAGGTCAACCACAAGACGCCGCTCGCGGACGATCGTGGTGGCGGCAGCCACGGCGGCGACGGCTACAAGACGGGCTGCCAGCACCACCAGGACGGCCTCGAGACGGTGTGCGACGGCTGCCACGCCGAGATCACGACCGGGCAGGGCCGCGAGCGCCGGGAGCGCGCGGAGCGCGCGCCCGGCCGCGTCGTGCGCCCGGAGGTCGTAGGACCAGGAGGGCGCGTATGAGCACGCCGACAGCGCCGCGCACGACCACCAATCTGAAGTCGATCGCCGGCGGGAAGGCCTACGGCGAGCACACGCGGGTGCTCGCACCGTCCGTGAATGGCGGTCCGCAACGCGCCGCCGATGACCTCTACCCGGTGCCGGACGACGACCGCTTCGAGGAAGCCGACTACATGGCCGCGCCGGATCTCGGCGAGGTGGCGCGCGCGCTGATCAAGGCGGAGCCGGCGCGGTTCGACCACTTCAAGGGCCTGCGCGTCATCTACCTGTGGCGGCGCAAGGGCGGCACGCACGCCGGCGGCCGCCTGACGCTCGGCAAGTGCCAGAAGCCCGGCGGCCTGCTCGCCTACTTCGCGGACGCCGAGTTCGTCATCTGGGTCGCCGCCGACCACCACAGGGAGCGCGTCGCCGGCGCACGCGCCGGCGCGACGCGCTTCGAGATCGAGGCCGTCGTCTTCCACGAGATGTGCCACATCGGCATCGAGTGCAACGAGAAGGGCGAGTGCCGCAACGTCGTCGTCCCGCACGACGTCGTCACCTTCAACGCTGAGATCGCCCGCTACGGCGCGTGGAAGGACGACCTGCGCGCGGCCGCGGCGACGTTCCAGCAAATGCCACTGTGGCCGGAGGACAGCGCAGCGACGTTCGTCCGCGACATGCAGGCGATGGTCGACGACGAGCGCAGCGGCATCACCGGCGTGAGCATGACGGCTGCCGGCAAGACGGCGACGATCGCCGCCCGAAGGAACAAGCGTACCAACGACTCTCAAGGAAAGGAGGTGCACATGCCAGAGATCAACGTCAAGCTGGCCGAGGGCCAGAGGGAGAACGTCGAGATCGCCGGGATCACCGTCACGGCGACGGAGACGCCGCGCACGGTCGACGACGAGGCGCTCGAGGCGCTCGAGGCGGACGACCGCGTCACCGTCGTGCGCGCGACCGACGACGCACCGGCGGCGGACTAACCGCCCCCGCGTGGGCCCGTAGCCCCATCACGTCTCGCCGCGACGGCCCGAAGCGCGGGCCCGCAAGCGCGGCCAGCGCGCCAGCCAGCGCGGCGAGAGGCGGAGGTGCAACGAAAATGGTCCGCATCCGAGTGCTCGATGTAGACGGCGACGCCGGCGACGTCCAGGCCGTGCTGGACCGGCTGGCCGGGGTGGTGACGGACCGCGGGGGCGGTGGAGACGCGCACGCCGGCGTGCTGGAGTTGGCGGCGGGTGAGCCGCCGCCTGCCGACGATGCATCTGCGGCCGCGGCCAGCGCGAACGATGCGCCCACCGCCGCGCCGCCCCCCCCCACCGAGGTAGCGGAGGCGGCGCAGCGGCCGCCCGGCGCGGACGCCCCCGACATCGAGGACGTGTCGCTCGAGGAGGACGTCGGCGTGCGGTTTGAGGCCGGCCCGCCGCCGCAGATCCACATCCACCGCCGCGGGCGCGGCCGGCACATGCACGAGTTCGTGCTGCCGGATGGCGCGCCCGCGCGCAAGCCGCACGCCGCGACGTGCAGCCGCGAGATCGGCGGTCGACCGTGCGACGAGCGAAGGACGTTCCGGCTGCTATGACGAAGGCGAAGCCGGCGAAGGCCGCGACCTCTCTGCCCATCGGCGCCACAATGGACGGCGAGAGCCTCGTCCTGCCCGACGACGCGGTGACGCAGGGCTTCGCCATCCTGGCCCGCCGCCGCAGCGGCAAGAGCACGCTCGCCGGTGTGATGGAAGAGACGTTCTGCCAGCGCGGCGACCCATGGGTCTGCTTCGACCCGGTGCGCGCCCACTACGGCATCAACTACCGCGACCGGGCTGGCCAGCCGGCCGAGCCGTCCGGGTACGACGTCCTGATCGTCGGCGGTCCGCACGGCCACGTCCCCCTCGAGGAGCACGCCGGCGCCCAGCTGGCCGAGGTGATCGTCGACACCGACATCAGCTGCGTGATCGATCTGCGCGATGAGAGCGACGCGGCGACGCGAGGCTTCGTCGCCGCGTTCGCCCGCGAGCTGCTCAAGATCAACACCACGCCGCGCCACGTCTTTCTCGAGGAGGCGCATGAGTTCGTTCCGCAGCAGCTCTGGGAGAAGGGCAGCCGCGAGCTGACGCAGGTGCGCTCCGCCGTCTCCCGCCTGATCCGCAACGGCGGCGGTGCCGGCATCGGCTTCACGCTGATCAGCCAGCGTCCGGCCGAGGTGGCGAAGTCGGTGCTGGAACAGATCGACAACCTCTTCATCCTGCGCATGAGCGGGCCGAACGACATCGGGGCGGTGAAGGGCTGGTTCGAGCACAACGTCGGCGACCGCGAGCAGCTGAGCGAGATCCTGTCCACGCTGCCCGCGCTCAACCCGCTGGCCGGTGAGGCCTGGCTGTGCTCGCCGACGTGGCTCCACGAGATCACCCGCGTCAACATCCGCCCGCGCACCACCTACCACGCCGGCCGCACGCCCAAGAAGGGGGAGCGCCCGGTCGCCCCGAAGCAGGTCGAGCTGGGCAAGGTGATCGAGCAGTTCCGGGCGGCGGCCGAGCGCCGCCACATTGCGATCGCTGAGGAGCGGGACATCAAGGCGGAGAACGCGGAGCTGCGGAAGAAGGTGGCCGCGCTCGAGAAGGGGCGTAGTGCGCCCCCCGCCGCACCCGCCGCGGGCGCGCCGCCCGATGAGACACTGATCGAGCGCCGCGTGACCGCCGCCGTGTCGACCGCGCTGGGCGGCGAGCGGCGTGAAAGGCAGCAGCACGAACGCGCGATCGCGCAGCTCGTCCGGCACGCCGAACGCTCCGTCCCGCCGCTGCGGTCCGCGCTGGACGGCCTGGAGGGCAGCCTGGGGCGGCTGAGGGTGGCGCTGAACGGGTCGATGGCAGACGGAGCGGCCGCGCCCGCGGCCCCCGCGACGGCTACGGTTCACATGACCGGCTTGCCGGGCGCGGCGCTCGCCGCCGCGCTGGCCGAGGCGGCCGAGCGGGGCAAAGAGCAGCTTGAGCGCAACGCCCGCGCCCGCAACAGCGACCCCGAGGGCGGCATCCCTGCCGGCTCAATGAAGATGCTGCGCGAGCTGGCCGCCCGCCATCCCCTGTCGTGGACGCAACGGCAGCTCGGCAGCCTCTCCGGCTACCCCCACACAAAGAGCACGTACCGGACCTACCGCTCGCGGCTCACCAGCGGCGGCCTGATCGAGGTCGCCGGCGAAGACGTCTCGATTACCGCCGCCGGCCTGGCCCTCTTCGGCGATGCGATCCCCGCAGCGCCGCCCGATCACGCTGCCGTGATGGCGATGTGGCGAGCCAGCCTGCCCGCCGGCTCGTACGCGATGCTGGAGGCGGTGGTGGCTGCCGGGCCGGCCGGCCTGACGCAGGACGAGATGGCGCAGCGGTCCGGCTACGACCGCTGGTCCAGCACGTACCGAACCTATCGCTCGCGGCTGACCAGCAACGGCTTGGTCCAGATTGCCGGCGAGACGGTGCGCGCGACCGACACGCTCTACCCGGAGGGAGGGCAGCTGCCATGACGGCGAAGCGTACAACTAGGCGGACCAGAGCGCGGCCCGGCGGCGGCGGGGTGGCCACGGCCGGCGCGCTTGCGGTGCCACAGCTGCCCCTGGCGGATTTGGATATTGTCGAGCTGCCGCTCGGAGACCTCGAGTCAGCGCCATTCCAGCACCGCACCGAGGATGCGGAGGCGCTGCAGGAGCTGGCTGCGTCGCTCGCGCAGGACGGCCAGCTTGAGGCGATCATCGCGCGGACGATTAAGGACGCCGGCGACGCCGGCCCGAAATACGAGATCGTCGCCGGCCACCGGCGCGTAGCGGCGCTGCGGCTGAACGGCGCCACGGCGGTCCGCGCTCAGGTCCTCGACCTGGACGACGAGCAGGCCTTCCGCGCCGCGCTCATCGACAACATGAAGCGCAACGACCTTGAGCCGCTCGACGAGGCCCGCACGTTCCACTTCGGCGTCTCGGAGGCGGGCTGGACGGTCGAGAAGATCGCCGACTGGATCGGCCGTCCGCGCGACTTCGTCAACGGCCGCCTGCGGCTGCTCAAGCTCGACCCCGCGGTGCGGCGCCTGCTCGAGGACCGCGCCATATCGATCGCGGCGGCGGAGCTGCTTCAGACGGCGGCACCTATCAAGGGCGCGCTGCCGCAACTCGTGAAGCGGGTCGAGCCGGGGGACACGGTGCACGACATCGAACGCGAGGTTGAGGCCATCTTCCGCGACAATACGATCCCACTCGGCAAGGAGACACCGTTCGCCTACGAGGAGGAGTGCGCGCGGCTCGGCTGCCTCGGCAAGAACCCGGCCGGCGCTCCCGTCTGTCTGAACCGCGCCAACTACGTGCGGCTCGCCGTCGAGCTGAACAACGACGCGATCGCGGCCGCCGTCGAACGCTACCGTGCGGCGCACAAGGATGCGGCGGACCTCAAGGTCTATTACGAGCTATCCGCCGTCGAGCCCGGCTGGCACAGCTACGGCTACCGCCCGCCCGCGGTGAAGGGCTACCCACCACCGCCGGCCAGCGGCAAAGGCATCATCGTCAAGGTGCCGGACGAGCGCTCCGAGTTCGCGCAGGGGAAGATCCCGGTCGCGCTCCTGAGCGAGCGGCAGACGGACCGCTACGGCGTCACGCAGCAGACGCCGGCGCAGAAGGCGAAATCGGCCGCGACGGCCGACACGCGTCGCCGGCACACGCTCGCGCTCCAACCGCTGCTCAAGGACGCGATGCAGGCGGCGGTTGACGAGCTCTGCCGGCAGCCCGCACGCGCGCTGGCCGCCGGCATGGTCACTCGCTACCGGGTGAGCGATGACCTGCAGCTCGAGGGCGACATACGCCGCGCGATGGATGCGCTCAAGATCAAGCTCCCCGGCGGCCCCAGCAGCGGCGACGGCCTGGTGCAGCGGCTGGCGTCGCTCGACGTGGCGCGGCTGCACCGCATCATCGCCGCCGCGAAGGTGTGGAAGCTGGACAACCCGTATGACTACGCGACGTGGAGCGCCGGCGGCGGCACGGCGGTCATCAGCGCGAAGCGCCTGCGCGGCTCACTCGCGGTCCTGCTGGGCGCTAACAGGGCGGCGCTCTTGCTTAGCCACGCTGATCGCCTGCAGAAGCAGCTGGCGACGGAGGCGAAGGCGACGGCGAAGGGGAAGGCTGCACGGCCGGCGGAGACGAAGAGCGGTGGCAAGAAGAAGGCGGCCGCGGCCCGCCGCCGGTCAACGAAGAAGCGCGCTAAGCGTCGCGGAGGGGCCCCATGAAGATCTACCTCGCGGCGCGCTACAGCCGCCGCCCGGAGCTGCAGCGGTACGCGCGCGAGCTCGTCCTGCTCGGCCACCACGTGACGAGCCGCTGGCTGACCGCCGAGCACGCCGTCACGGACGAGCAGCTGGTCGACGCCGGCGCAACGCTCGACACGCTGCGCCTCGGCCGCCAGTACGCGCGCGGCAACATCGCCGACGTCGCGCAGGCGCAGCTGCTGATCGGGTTCACGGAGGGCCTGCCCAGGCCGATCGTCCCGGGCGCGGTCATCGGCGCCATCGAGCTCGTGCCGTACGGCGGCCGCCACACCGAACACGGCATCGCGCTCGCGCTCGGCCGCCCCTGCTGGCTCGTCGGCCCGCGCGAGAACGTCTTCCACACGCTCGCCGACGGCCTGTTCGACACCTGGCCCGAGGCGGTCCGCGCGCTCGGGCTGATCACGGCGAGCGGCCTCGAGCCGAGCGCAGCGGGACGGCTCGGCTGGGTGGGGGAGGCGGCGGCGCCCGCGGAGGATCATCAGCTTCGGCCACACGACGCCCGCGGGGAGGCCTTGGTGCGGCCCGCGCTGGACCCGGCGGGAGCGGCGTCGTGACGCAGATCCGCGACGGCCAGGGCCCGCGCTACACGTGCCTCGGGACGCGGCGCGCCGGAGGGGAGGACCTGACGCGCCACCGGCACGACGCGGACGCGGGCCCGCCGGCGCAGCCCGCCCTCGAGCACGAGCACACGCTCGGGCGGGGCCACCACCGCCACGCTGGGCCGAACAGCCCCGTCGTGGCCATCACGACGCCCGTCGCGGCTGCTCGCCGCGAAGAGACGAGGGAGCCGGCGCCATGAGCATCATGCTGAAGCCCCACGTGGTGCGCTTCTCGCCCGGCTACGAGGGCCGCAGTAGCGGCGCCAGCGCGCAGCACCAGGACGTGGTCCAACTCGGTACGGCCGCCCCCGTCGGCGGCATGGGCGCGGAGAGCCTCTGCTGCCAGTCGTGCGGCGACGCGCTACACGACGACCTCGCGCTCATTCACCGCGGCCGGAACCTGCGCGGCGACACGTTCGAGAAGGTGTACCACGCCCGGCACGTGCTGGGCGGCCGCGACGCGCCGGAGCTCGCCGGCGGCGATCCTCACGGAGTACCGTCCTGATGGGCGGCAGCAACTACGGGAAGCTCCAGAACCAGCGCGCGCGCAAGCGCGTCCTCGCGGACGGCCAGGGCGCGACGCGGCGGCGGCCGAGCCACCGCACCAACTCGCCCCGCCACAAGCGCGCGTTCCGCGACCTACGACGGCAGCGCGCGCATCGAGATGGAGACGGCGTTGGGCGATAAGACGGGCATCGGCTGGACCGACGCGACGTGGAACCCGATCGCTGGCTGCACGCGCGTCTCGCCGGGCTGCGCCAACTGCTACGCGCTGACGCTGCACAACCGGCGGTACAAGGCGAACGTGAAGGCGGGGATGATGTGGAGCGGGCTGCAGGAGGAGGCGCCCCGCCGCCGCATAGTGGGGAGCGAGGGCTGGCCGCAGAACGTGAAACGGGTCGGCCCCCCGCCGGAGGGCTGGGCCGCGCGCGGACGCTCGCTCGGCGTGCGAATGCCCATGCCGCCGCAGTACGACCTACCGTTCACGAAGGTGCAGCTGCTGCCGGAGCGCCTCGACCAGCCGCCGCGCTGGCGGCGCCCGCGTCGCATCTTCGTCAACAGCATGAGCGACCTGTTCCACGAGGACGTGCCCTTTGAGTTTATCGACAGGGTGTTCGGTGCCATGCTTGCCGCGAAGCGCAACGGGCACAGGTTCCAAATCCTGACGAAGCGCCCGGAGCGAATGCACGAGTACGTAACGCGCGAGTGGAAACGAACCGCCTGCGGCGACCGCTTCGAGGAAACGTACAGCCACGTCTGGCTCGGCGTCTCGGTCGAGGACCAGGAGCGCGCGGACGAGCGCATCCCGCTGCTGCTCGACACGCCGGCGGCGGCGCGGTTCATCAGCGCGGAGCCGCTGTTGGGCGCGCTGGACGTGACGCCATGGCTCGGCTGGGACGCCTGCCAACCCGGTGAGGTCTGCGGAAGACACGCTCGCCTGTCCTGGGTGATCGCCGGCGGCGAGAGCGGCGGGCCGCCCGAGCGACGGCTGGTGCAGGAGTGCGCTCACCGCGGCTTCCAGCGCGCGAACGACCTCGAGGTCCTGCCGTGCAAGGAAGACTGCTACCGCTGCCACGGCGCGCAGTGGGAGCCGACGCCGGACGGGCTCGCTTGGGTCAGTTCGCTGCGCGACCAGTGCGCCGCCGCCGGCGTCCCCTTCTTCCTGAAGCAGTGGGGCGGTCTGCGGCCCACATCGGGTGGAAGACTTCTCGATGGCCGCGAGTGGAATCAGTTCCCTGACGGGACGGGCAGCGGGAGCGTGGCAGCGATCGCGAAAGCGGCGGGGTAGATCGGGAGGTTCGATGGTCTGGCTCAAGATGGACGATGGCTTCGCCGAGCACGAGAAGGTGACGGGGCTCTCCGATCGCGCGTTCCGCGTGCACGTCGGCGCGCTCTGCTACGCCGCGCGGAGTAACACGGACGGCCGCGTGCCGAGGTCGCATTTGGCCGTCCTGCGCGGGACGGTGCGCCATGCGGACGAGTTGGTGGCTGCCGGGCTCTGGGATACGAGTGCTGGCGGCGGTTGGAGCATCCACGACTACCTGCAATACAACCCATCGGCGGCCGACCTCGCGCAGCGCAGCGCCCTCGCCCAGCGCCGATGGGCGCTCAACCACAACGACGACCTCCGCGAGGCGATCCGTGATCGCGACGGCGACCAATGCCGCTACTGCCGCCGCACGGTCAATTGGCGCGACCGGCGCGGGCCCGCAGGCGGCACCTACGATCACGTCGTCCCCGTGACACAAGGCGGCGCAGACGACCTGGAGAACATCGTGGTCGCCTGCAAGGGCTGCAACTCGGCCAAGGGGGCGAGGACGCCCGCCGAGGCCGGCATGGAGCTGGTGCCACCGGTCGTCATGCGGCTGCCGCTCGAGCTGCGCGGCGAGCTCGCGGACGGACGAACTACACCCGACCTACACCCGATCTACACCAAACCTGCACCCGATCAAGCCCAGGGGCAGATCTAACCTGAGGTTGTTCTATGCCTTTTCTAGACAACCCGTACCCGTACCCGTACCCCGGATCCCGATCCAGATCGGCAAAGAACCGTGATCTTCCGGCGGAGGGTCTCTCTGCGATCGTTAGCGGCAGCGGCCCGCAGGGAGAGGCCCCCCGATGACGATGACGCCGGTGACGCGGAGCATCTGGGAGATGTGCCAGGACACCTTCGGGCGCATCCCTGCTCAATGGCGAGCGCAGATCGAAGCCCTCGACCTTGCCTTCACCAACGCGCAGCTCGAAGAGGCGTTCGCCATCACGAAGCACCACCAGGGCAACAACATCAAGTACGTGGTTACGTGCCTGGGCGGCCTGCGGGACAAGGCGGCGGCAGCCGCGCCGGCCGCGCGGCCGAAACGGCTCCACTGCGACCGCTGCCCGCGGACCGACTACGTCGACCGCATGACGGTGCACGACGGCCAAGCCATCTGCGAGCGCTGCGCCGAGGACGTGCGCGACCGCGGTGCGTTGACGCCGAGGGCGGACGCGGACATGGAGAACGTCGTCGTCGGGCGCGCACGGCTGCTCGAGCTGCGCGCCGAGCAGCCGTGCCGGATCATCGGCACGCCGCTGCGCTGCAACGAGACGCCGGAGGAGCAGGCGTGGGTGAAGCGCTGGTACCGGCTCGTCGCCGATGTGCGGCAGGCGGCCCGCCGGAAGGCGCCCTACATGCCGCCGTCGCAGCTCGAGGCGGAGGTGAATGAGCTGCTGGCCCACCGCCAGCCCGAGCTGGGCCGCTATCCGGCGCGGCCCGACCCGCTGTGGGCTGTGTCGCTGCGAGGACGGCGGGCGGAAGAGGCGGCTGGGGGCCGCGCAGCGGACGGCGCGGGGCCTGCGGAGCCGCCGATGTCGGCGAACGCGCGCTACGTGGCCGCGTACTGGGCCGGCGTGAAACGCGCGCTCGGCGTGGAGGTGACGGCGTGACGGCCGATACCTGGCAGCGGCCTGCAGGCGGCGCCCCGGTGACCGTTCCGCGCTACAGCGCGCCGGCCGAGGACGGCCCCTATCGCTGCGCGCCCTGCCATAAAGACCCGCGATCGCGTTGCTCGACGTGTGGCTGCTACCGCTGCGGGACGACGACGCGGCGCCACAACCCGGCGGAGTGCGCGTCGCCGCTGCTCTGCGGCGCCTGCTGGCGCGAGCCGGCCGAGTACGACATGGGCGAGGCCTCCGGCCGGCGCGGACTGATCGGGGCGCGCTGCGCGCGCGAAATGGAGGAGCCGGGGTCATGAGCATACGGGGGAACATCTACTGCGAAGTTTGCGCGCGGTCGATGGTTCGGCTGCACGATGAGGTGCTGTTTACGAGCCCAAGGCGAATGGGGGAGGCGCACGTCGGGACGCGCTTTCCCGGGCGTGATTATCGCGGCCAGGTGACGCTGAACGGCCAGAGCCTGAAGAACTGCGTCGAGGCTTTCGCCGGGCGAGACGGGTTTGTGCTGCTCGTCCATTGCCTGGTGCCATACAGCGCGCCGTGCCCGCAGTGCAAACGAATGCTTGTAGACGGCGGCTGGAGTGTGGAGCGCGGCGAAGTCGTGTTCTCATTGGAGCACGATGAAGAGGAGGTGTCGGAGATGAACGAGCAGACACACGCGGCAGCGCCGGCAGCGCCGGCAGCAACAAGCGGAGCGAGGGCCTGACATGGCGGCCCACAGAGCGCCTACGCCGGCTGGGAGCGCGCGTTGCGCTCGCCGCCCTGACGGTGGCGTTCTGTGCGGCGGGAGGAGGTGCTGATGGAGATAGCGCGAGCCTTTACGCACGACGCGGCGATCCTGCTGTTGGGGGTGTTGACCGCCTACGGGTTGCTGAAGATCCTGCGGGCGCTACATGGGCGTACTTCGGCCGGGACGTCGGCGAGCTGGAAGTCGGACGACCCGGCATGGCGCTGGTGGATTCGCAAGATCGCCACGCGCTGGAAGATGTGGCACGTGAGCCGCGACCTCTGGCGGATGCACACAACGCCGGAGGGCCCGCGGCGGCCATTGGCGCCTTCAGCGCCGGCTACCTCGAGCACGGAGGACGCGCGGAGTGGCTGACCCACTTCCTGGCCGACGTGATGCCCTGCGAGGGCGGCGGCGATGACGAGCCGCAGCCGTGGTGGCTCTTCGGCGACTACAGCGGCAGCGGGTACGTCTCGCCGGCGCAGTTCGACGCGGGCAGCTGGGCGACGGCCAGCGCGGCGACCGGGCGCACCGACCCGCACAACGGCTACGACGTCGGCGCCAATGTCGGCTGGTGGTCCGCGCACATCGAGCACCCGGGCGGGACCGGCGGCTGGCCGACGTGCTGGTGGAGAGGAGTAGTGCCACCATGACGATCTACCAGGAATGCGTCCAGGAGCTGAAGGCGGCCGGCGCTCGGGTCCACGACGGCTACGACGTCGTGATCGTGCGCATCGGCGATCGGCGTTTTCCCTTCGACCGCTGGCGCTTCAACCTGTTCTGCGCGCGCGTCCACGAGCGCACCGAGCATCGCTGCGAAGCGGCGGCGGCCACGTGACGCAGCACCATTGGGCGTTCAACGGGCTGGTCGGTGAACCGCTCGGCGCGGCGGCCATCCGGAAGCTGCTCGCCGACCTCGTGCGCGTCATCGACATGGCGGCGATCGCCGAGCCGATAGTCTACATCGACGGCAGCGGCTGGCGCGGCCTGCAGTTGATCGCGGAGTCGCACATCTCGATCCACGGGCAGGGCCGCGACTGCGCGGTCGACGTCTTCTCCTGCCGGCCGTTCGAGCCGCAGCACGTGCTGTCCTGTCTCGCGCAGTGGATGCCGGGCCGCTGGGTCGGTCAGTGGCTTGAGCGCGGACTGAGCGGCCCACGGCCGGCGCGGACGAGACTGGAGCTGGTGGCGTGAGGAACAGCAGCGCGCGCATCATCGCCGACGTTCACATGTTGGCCGGCCGGCTACGGCGCCCGCCCTTGTTCAAGGATTGGCTCGCCGCCGGGCTCGCGCCGCGCGCGCTCGGGACGTTTACCAAACGCTTCGGCTCCTGGGACGGAGTCCTCGCCGCTGCGGCTCTTCCGCCGCCGGATGCCGAGCCGATCTGGCAGCACAGCAACGGCCGCCTCTATTGGACGGATGCCCGGATCGCCGACGCGCTGCGCCGCGTCTACCAACACCTCGGGCGGGTCCCGCACTGGCGCGACTGGTGGGCGTACGCCCGCGCCGGCTGGACACTGCCCGGCTCGCGGCTACTGCAGCGGTTCGCACGGACGAAAGGGAGAGGGCTGTTCCAGCGCGCCCTGATCCGAGCCGGCGTCCGCCTGCGCCCATCGGACGGTAACGGGAGGCCGGTCTGGAACGAGGCGAGCTGGTCAAAACAACAGGATGGGTTCCTCCTCCAGAACGCGGGCGTCCTGACGCTCAACGAAATCGCAGCCTCCCTCGGTCGCAGCTACGCCGCGTGCCGCCGGCGGCTGTTCGACCTGGGGACGACGGCGCGGGGAGCGCGCGGCTGGTACACCGGCCAGAAACTGGCCCAGAAGCTCAACTGTCCAGTGACGCGGATCTACCGCGCACTCGAGACAGGCCGGCTCAAGGGCGTGAAGCCACCCGGTCGGACCTACTGGCAGATCGACCCGGCGAGCGTCGACCAGGCGCGCGAGTGGCTGTGTGCGCCGAAGCGGACGCACAAGAGCACGCCGCCCGCGACGACCGACTGGTACGCGACGAACAACGTCCGGCGCAATGGCGCGGGCAAGATCGTCGGCAAGCGTCGCCGGCGGAAGCGCGAGCGGATCGCGGCATGAGCCCGCGAGCAGCGCCCCACCCGTGCGGAGAGCCGGGCTGTCGCGTGCTGCTGGCGGCCGGCGTGTCGCGCTGCGAGGATCATCGCGCCGAACGTGTCCGGCCCAACGCGAACGAGCGCGGCTACGGCGCGCGCTGGGAACGCGCGCGGGCCGCGTACCTCGCGCTGCACCGGTACTGCGTCGACTGCAGCGCGGCCTCGACGACAGTCGACCACAAGCGCCCACACCGCGGCGACGCGACGCTCTTCTGGGACGAGGACAACTGGCAAGCAATGTGCGGACCTTGCCACAGCAGAAAGACCGCGCAGCGCGACGGCGGGTTCGGCCGAGCTCGCAGGGGGAGGGCGGATCGAATCTCTAGAACGAAGCGACACCCGACCGTCGCGCAGCCTCGCGGGGGTGGCCGCAAGTTTTGAAAATCGGGGGTGAATGAAAAACGTGGGGCGTCGAGGGCCTCCACCGAAGCCGACAGCGGCCCGCCGCCTGCAGGGGAACGCGGGCAAGCGCCCGTTGAACCAGCACGAGCCGCAGCCGGCGCCCGGCTCGCCCCCAAGGCCCGCCTGGCTGCCCTCCCGGGCACGGCCGTGGTGGTCCCGCCTCATCGAGCAGCTCGAGCCGCTCCGCGTGCTGACCCAGGCGGACGTCTTCGCCCTGGCCCAGCTGGCCGACGCGCTCGCGGAGTGGACGGATGCGGCGAAGGGCAAAGGGAAACCGGCCGTCGTGGACAAGGCGATGCGGCGCGCCTTCACACTCTACAACCGCTTCGGGCTCACGCCGGCCGACCGGACCCGCCTGATCGCCCGCCCGCTCGAGGAAGCCGACCCCCTGGATGAGCTGCGCGAGCGCCGCGACCAGAAGGCGGCGGCCCGCCGAGGCCGGGCGCCCCGATGACACTCACGACGAAGCGGCGGACACCCGCCGCAGCCTCGGCTTCGCCCACCCGCCCGCCGCGCCGGACCCCTCCCCTTCACCCCGTCACCGCGTACGCGCGAGCCGTCGTGGACGGGAAGATTGTCGCCGGGCAGCTGGTCAAGCTGGCCTGCCGGCGCCACCTCCGCGATCTCCGTGATGCCGGTCGCCGCGGCCTCGTCTTCGACCAGGATGCGGCGACCGACGCGATCGCCTTTTTCTCGCGCCTCCGCCAGAGCAAGGGCCGGTGGGCTGGTAAGCCGCTCGAGCTGCGGCCGTGGCAGTCGTTCGTCATTGGCTGCGTGTTCGGCTGGTGCTGGAAGGCGAGCGGGCTGCGGCGGTTCCGGACCGCGTACGTCTCGGTCGCCCGCAAGAACGGCAAGACGACGCTCGCCGCCGGCGTCGCGCTCTACCTGCTCGACTTCGACAACGAGGCCGGCGCAGAGGTGTACAGTGCGGCGACGAAGCGCGACCAGGCGCGCCTCTGCTGGTCCGACGCCCAACGGATGGTAGCGCGCACGCCGGCCCTGAAGCGCCGCATCCGCATCATCGAGTCGCGGGCCAACATGCACGTGATCGAGACGGGGTCGAAGTTCGAGGCATTGGGCGCGGACGCCGACACGCTCGACGGCCTGAACCCGCACGCCTACATCATCGACGAGCTGCACGCGCACAAGACGCGCCGCGTCGTCGACGTACTCGAGACGTCGACCGGGGCCCGCGAGCAACCGCTGGCCTTCTACATCACGACGGCCGGCCTGGAGCGCGAGTCGATCTACGCCGAGACGGACGACTACGCGAAGCGGGTGCTCGAGGGCGCGGTCGAGGACGATGCGTACTTCGCGTACATCGCCGCGCTGGACAAGGACGACGACTGGCGCCACGAGCGCGTGTACGCCAAAGCCAACCCCAGCCTGGGCGTCACCCTCGCGCTCGCCGACCTGGTCGCCGAGCGCGACAAGGCGATCGTGACGCCGGGCCGGATGAACGCGTTCAAGCGCCTGCGCCTGAACATTCGCACGGGCCAGTTCGAGGCCTGGTTCACGCCGGAGCAGATCGACGCCAACCGCTACGAGTTCGAGGAGGCCGACCTGGCCGGCTGGGCCTGCTTCGCCGGCCTCGATCTGGCCAGCACGACCGACATCACCACGCTCGTGCTCTGGTTCCCGGACGCGGAGGATGGCGGCGGGTGGATCCTCCCCTACTTCTGGGTGCCGGAGGAGGCGGGCCCGCGGCGTTGGGAGCGCGACGCCGTCCCCTACCCGGAGTGGATCGAGCAGGGCTTCCTGAAGACGACGCCCGGCAACGTCACCGACTACGACGTGATCCGCGAGGACATCCGCGAGCTGGCCGAGCGGTACGGCATCACGGAGATCGACTTCGACCCCTGGAACTCGAGCCAGCTGATCAACCAGCTCCAGGAGGACGGCGCAACGTGCGTGAAGATCCGCCAGGGGTTCGCCACGCTCTCCGCGCCTTCAAAGCAGCTCGAGGCGTTCATCGCCTCCGGGAAGGCCCGCCACAACGGCCACCCCGTGCTGCGCTGGATGCTGCTCAACGCCCAGAAACGGGAGGACGAACAGGGCAACATCAAGCCGGACCGGAAGCGGAGCGCGGAGAAGATCGACGCCGTCATCGCGCTCGTCACCAGCCTCGCCCGGGCGATCGACCAGCCGGGAGACGGCCCGTCCGCGTACGAGCAGATGGTCGAGGAAGGCGAGGAGCTGCTGTGAGCAAAAAGGCCAAGGGAAAGAGAACGGGAGCCGGATTCGTAACGGCCGCGGGCCTGGCGAAACTCATACGCGCGCGAGACGCCGCCAGCCGTGCGCTGGCGAAGATCCGGTCCAGCCTTCCGCCGCCGGCACTGTCCGCCCGCGCGCGGCCTTGGTGGGGACGCGTCAACGAGCACCTCGACCCGCTGCAGATCCTTACGGAAGCGGACATGGACGCGCTCGTTGCGCTGTGCGAAGCCTTGGCGGAGTGGCAAGACGCGGCGAACGGAAAGGGCACGCCGGCCAGCGGCGCGAAGGCAATACGCCGCGCCTTACCGCTCTACGAGCGCTTTGGATTGACGCCGGCTGCACGAGGAAAGCGAGGGCGGCGGGGGCTTGTAAAGCGGTGAGCGGTGACTTCCTACGCTCACTCATCGCCCAGGGTGAGGAGTGCCAGGACCGTCTCTTGTATGCGGTCTACTGCTTGTTGGACGAACACGGGGATGAATGTTCGTGCGGCGCCACCGACGGCAGCTTGGTCGAGGAAATCGAGGCCATCGCCTTGAAGACGATCCCGCTATGTAGGAGTGAACTGGAGCAGCTCGCCGACAGCGTGGATGAGGTCGCAAACTTACGAGCAGAACGTGACCGCGCTCAGGCCCGGCTTGCCCGGAGGACGCGAACGATCCCCAAGAGAGTCCGCGAAGCCGTCCTCGTGCGGGACGGGAGGCATTGTCGGTACTGCGGTAGAGATGTCGGAGACGCAGCCTGGCTCGATCATTATGAACCTGACGGACTGAGCACCGAGGACAATCTAGTCACGGCCTGCAGAACCTGCAACCTCACAAAGGGCCCCGTTCGGCCGAGAGCCCTGAAGAGACGACGCGGGATGGCATTGTTGGGGAGACGCCCTGAAACCCCACCTCTCTGGGAGGAGGAGAATAGCGTTGCCTGATGAAGATCCCGCGCGCCGAACCTGCACCATCGAGGAGGCAGCGCTGTTGCTAGGTATAGGGCGCACGTTGGCGTACGCGCTCGCCAAGCGAGACGAGTTCCCTGTGCCGCTGATTCGGCTCGGCCGGCGAATTCTCGTTCCAAAGCGGGCGCTGCTGCGCCTGCTGGGCGAAGAGGATGACTCACAATGACGGTCGTGCCGGCCTCTTTGATAAAGCGCCTACGCCGTGGTATCATATGGGCGGCGAAGGCGGCAGCCCGCGCGGGCAGCGCAGCCCGGCGGATCGCCACCGACACCGACACCTACTTTTTCGGCGGCCTCCTGCTGGTCGCCACTGGAGTCGGAGCGATGCACTCGATCCCGCTCGCCGCGATCATCACGGGCTGCGCGCTCATCGCCTTCGCCGTCTGGATGACGCCGCGGGCGGCGGGGCGCAGCCGAGCCGGGCCGTCCGGAACCGCCCGGTCGCCTGAGGAGGAGCTCTAAGGCATGGGCGTGGTGGCCGAGATGGCGGAACGCCGCGCGCTCGTCCTCAACCCGAAGCACCCGCGCGATCCCGCCCTGGCCGAGTGGTTCGGCGAAGGGCGGGAGACGGCGGCCGGCGAGACGGTCACCCCGACCACGGCGATGCGGGCCTCGGCCTTCCTCGCCGGCGTCCGCTACATCGCGGAGACGTTCGCCTCGCTCCCCGCCCACCTATACCGGCGCGGCCGAGACCCGCGGGCGAAGGAGCGGGCGGTCGACCGGCCGCTCTACAATCGCCTGCACGACCAGCCCAACCGCTGGCAGTCGAGCTTCGAGTGGCGCGACATGCAGCAGCACCACGTCATGCTGCGTGGCAACGCCTACGCCGAGCTCGTGCCCAGCACGGAGCTGCCACCGTTCGAGATCGTCCCGCTGCACCCGGACCGCGTCACGCCGTTCTGGGCGCCCAGCGGCGAGCGCGCGTATCAGTACCGGCCCCCGTTGGGCACAGCGGACGGCCGGCCATCGCGCGTCATCCTGCAGGCGGAAATGCTGCACGTGGCCTTCATGCCCGACGACGGGCTGGTCGGCGTGTCCGTGCTCAAACACGCGAAGGAAACGATCGGCCGCGCGCTGGCCGCGTCCCGTTACGCATCCCGCCTGTATGCTGGCGACAACATGCCGCGCGGCGTGCTCACCCACCCCAAGTCGCTGAGCAAGCCGGTCCGGGAGGAGCTGCGGGAGGAGTGGGAGAAGCGCCACCGCGGCGCCACCAACGCGAAGCGGATCGCCATCCTGGCCGAGGGCATGAAGTTCGAGCCGACCGGGATGACGAATGAGGACGCGCAAACGATCGAGTTCCTCAACTTGGACGTCGCCGACATCGCCCGCATCCTGCGCATCCCGCCGCACAAACTGGGCGACCTGACGAAAGCGACGTTCTCCAACATCGAGCACCAAGCGATCGAGGCGGTCGTCGACACCATCCGCCCCTGGCTGGTCCGGTGGGAGCAGCGCATCAACCTCGACCTGCTCACGCCGGCCGAGCGCCGGCAATACTTCGCCGAGTTCCTCGTCGACGGCCTGCTGCGCGGCGACACAGCGTCGCGCTGGGACGCGTACGCGAAGGGCTGGGGGATCGGCGCCTTTTCGCAGAACGACATCCTGGAGTCGGAAAACCGCCCGCCCGTCGAGGGCGGCGATGAGCGGTTCGTGCCGCTGAACATGCGCCCGCTGTCCCAGGTCCTCGCCGAGGGCGGCAGCGGTCGGGGCGGCAACCCGCCCGCGCCTAGCCCGCGCGCGCTGCCCGGCCGGAAGGAGACGCGGAGCCTGGAGCACCTCCTGCGGCTGCGCGACGCCTACCGGCCGCTGTTCGCCGAAGCCGCGCGCCGGACACTCCGGCGTGAGGCGGACGCGATCGAGCGGCAGTTCCGCAAGATGGTCGGCGCACGCAGCACGCGCAGCCTGACCGAGTTCGACGGCTGGGTCGACCAGTACTACGAGGGCTTCAGCGACGTCGCCGGGCAGGGCGTGCTGCCCGTCGCCGCCTCATACGCGGACGCGGTCCGGACGCCGGCGGCCGAGATGGCCGGCGTCGAACCGGACGCGGTCGACCTCGGTGTGTTCGCGGCAGCCTACGCGGCAGCCTACGCGGTGCGCCACATCGCCCGGTCGAAGGAAGGCCTGCGCGCGGCGCTGACCGGCGACCCGGAGGCGGTCCTCAACAACGTGGACGGGCTGCTCGCCGGGTGGCGCACCGATCGCGCCGACAGGATCGCCGCCCACGAGACGGTCCAGGCGGGGAGCGCGTTCGCGCGCGAGTCGTGGCGCCAGGTGGGCGTCACGCGGCTGACGTGGGCGGCCGCCGGCGGCGCCTGCCCGCTCTGCCAGTCGCTCGACGGGCAGACGGTGGGCATTGAGCAGGAGTTCGTGAGCGCGGGCGACCTCGTCGCCGGCGACGGGGTTACGACGCTCGTGGCGAGCAAGACGTTGCACCCGCCTCTGCATCAGGGGTGTGTGTGCTCGGTAGTGCTGAACTAATGAACATGTTTCCAGATACGATTGTTCAGGATGCGAGAGATGACCAAACGCAAACAGCCCCACGACCGATCTGCAAAGGAGGAACACTCGATGACGACACCAACCAGGGAAGAGACGATCGAGCGCCGCATGGTCGCGCTGACCGAGCTGCGCGTCGAGCCGGCCGGCGATGGTGAGGCGGGCATCGGGCGGCTGCTCGGCCACGCCGGCGTGTTCAACGTGCTGAGCGAGGACCTGGGCGGGTTCCGCGAGCTGGTCCAGCCGGGCGCGTTCATCGAGACGATCGGCGCGGACGACATCCGCGCGCTGTTCAACCACAACCCGAGCGCCATCCTGGGCCGGAATAAGGCGGGCACGCTCCGGCTCGCCGAGGACCGCGTCGGGCTGGCGATCGACATCCTGCTGCCCGACACGAGCGTCGCGCGCGACCTGCGCGAGTCGGTCAACCGGGGCGACGTCACGCAAATGTCGTTTGGCTTCCGCGCGCTCGATGACATCTGGGAGCACACGGCGGAGGATGAGCCCGACCTGCGCCGGCTGCGCAAGGTGCAGCTCTTCGACGTTTCGCCCGCCACCTTCCCGGCCTACCCGCAGACCGATATCGCCGTGAGGTCGCTCGAGGCGTGGCGGGCGGAGCGGGATGCCGCAGCGCGGACGGCGTCCACGCCGCGGCTGGATGCGGCGAAGCGGGCGCTGCTGCGGTAGGGGGCAGCGGTGGAAAGCGAACCGTTCGTACGCGTCTTGTCGGTGATCTGCCCAGTCCATGGAGAAAGGCTCGGCTCATCTGATCACGTGCAGCGCCTAACTACATCAGTCCTGTGAGGCGAATCACCGGTGCTGACGGCGCTGGGCCGCAGAGTTGCCGAGACTGCCTGAACGACGGCCGGCCCGAGCCTCACGGGCTGCTGTTCGCCACAGTCCCCCTCTAGCTCAAATCGCGGCGTAAACCGGCATCCCTCCCCCTTGACAACCATTCGCTAACCTGCCTATACTGGCACTCAGAACAAAGGGCGCGCTCCTCGGGGCCGGGATGCTGGCAAGCCGCTGACGCGGCGCCCGACAGGCGCAGACAGCAAGCCCACCCGCTGACGCGAGGCGCTAGCTGTCGGCAACCGTGAAGAACGGTGCCGGTGGCTAGCGCCCTTTTTGTTTTGCCCCGGCGCCACGTAGGAGGAGGGCAACACAACGTGAAGCTCCAGAGGCTCCCAACAACCATCAGGCTGATTATGCTGGCCGCACTCGCGGCGCTCACCACCGCGATGCGGTCGGCGCTCGAGCCGGCGCAGCGCGTGGGCTGGTGGAACTTCCGGCGCGATGTGCGCCGGCGCGCCGGCCTCTACATCGCGGCCTGGCGCCTGCAGCTGTTCGCCGCACTCCGATTCGCCAACGCAGAGCTGGGGTCGGTGGCGCTCGGGTCGAAGATCCGCGAGCTGCGCGAAAAGCGGATGACGATGATCACGTCCGCGCGCGAGCTCACCGACAGGGCGCACGAAGAGAATCGCGACCTGACGACTGAGGAAGAGGCGAAGTTCAACGCCATCTACGGCATCGGCGGCGACGTCAACACGGAAGGCATCAACGCGGAGGAGCGGAGCCGCCGCCTCGGCGAGCTGGGCCGCCTCGATCTCGCGATCGAGCGCGAGGAGCGGCAGCTCGAGGCGGAGCGGGATGCTGCGACCAACGCGCTGCAGGGGAACGGCAACGGCGGCGGCGCTGGCGCATCCGACCCGGCCGGCGACCGCCGCGGCAGCGTGCTGCCGGAAGCGGTTCGCCAGTGGCAGGCGAAGCGATCGGGCGAGTTCCGGTCATTCCTCAGCGACGACGACCGGAACGGCAAGTACGTCTTCGAGCTGCGCCACCTGAACGACGAGGAGCAGGCGGAGATCCGCACCGCCGTCGCCGCGCTCAGCCCGGTAGAGCGGCGCGCGCTCCAGGCGGACCAGGACATCATGGGCGGCTACACGGTGCAGCCGGAGCAGTTCGTGCCCCGGCTATTGCAGGCGGTGGACGACGCGCTGTTCATCCGCGGCCTCGCGACCGTCATGCGCCTCGAGAACGCGGACAGTCTCGGCATCCCGTCGCTCGACACCGACCCCGATGACGCCGACTGGACGGTCGAGCTCGGCACGGGCAACGAAGACTCTGCGATGCGCTTCGGCAAGCGCGAGCTGAAGCCCCACCCGCTGGCCAAGCGGATCAAGGTGTCGAAGACGCTGCTGCGCCGGTCCGTGCTGCCGATCGAGAACATCGTGCTGGAGCGCCTCGCGTACAAGACGGGCGTCACGGAGGAGAAGGCGTTCCTCACCGGCAGCGGCGCGCTTCAGCCGCTCGGCGTCTTCACCGCGAGCGCCGACGGCGTCCCGACCTCGCGCGACGTCAGCACCGGCAACACCACGACCAGCATCGCGGCCGACGGGCTAATCGAAGCCAAGTACTTCCTGAAGGCGCAGTACTGGCCACGGGCGGTCTGGATGTTCCACCGCGATGCGGTGAAGCAGATCGCCAAGCTGAAGGACGGCGACGGGCAGTACATCTGGCAGCCCGGCCTCCAGGCCGGCCAGCCGGACCGTCTCCTCTCCTTCCCGATGCGGGTGAGCGAGTTCGCGCCCAACACGTTCACGACCGGCCTCTACGTCGGCATCCTGGGCGACTTCGCTCAGTACTGGATCGCCGACGCGCTCTCGATGGAGCTGCAGCGGCTGGTCGAGCTGTACGCGGAGACGAACCAGACCGGTTTCATCCTGCGCAAGGAGACGGATGGCATGCCCGTCCTGTCCGAGGCGTTCGTTCGGGTGAAGCTGGCCTAGTAAGGCCCCGGCGAAGGGGGACACCAGGAAGCGGTTAGCAGGAACAGCTGGGAAGGGAGCAACACCAGTGCAGCACCTCACGAACAAGGTCAAGACGATCCGCGTGCACGCGCCGGTCGCGGCGGGCGCCACCGACATCACCGACTCGGCCGTCATCGACATGCAGGGGTACGAAGGCGTCCGCTTCATCGTGGGCTTCGGCGCCATCACCGCCGGCGCGGCCACGTCGGTGAAGGCCCAGCAGGCCACCGCGAAGACGAGCGACACCGCGCTCACCAGCGGTGCCGACCTGCTGGGGTCGAGCATCGCCGTCGCCGACAGCGACGACAGCAAGCTGGTCATCTCCGACATCCTGCGGCCGCGCGAGCGGTACGTGCAGGTGCACGTGCTGCGCGCGACCCAGAACGCGGTGGTCGACCTGATCATCGCCGAGCTGTACGGCGCGCGTAAGCTCCCGGTCGCGAAGGACACGACCGTCGCGAGCCAGGAGACGCACGCGTCGCCAGCGGAGGGCACGGCCTAAGAGCTGACGACTTGAGGTAACTCCGAGTCCTTCCACGGGAGGACTAGACCGGGCGGGCTGGGTAGCAATGGGGTAGCAGGCAACCCACCCTCCGACGCCCACCCGCCCGGTCGCAGCAAAGGAGAGGAACGATGCCACCAGACGGAACGTACCAGCCCAAGGTGTACCGCAAGCAGGGCGGCGACGAGCAGGTCATCGCCAGCGGCGGCAAGATCACGCAGGAGGCGGGCGGCAGCTTTGTCCAGCCCGTCGCGCTGAAAACGCTCGACTACACCGTGCTCGCCAGCGAAAGCGGCACGACCTTCAAGATCGCCACCGACGCCAAAGTCTTCACGCTGCCGCCAACGGAGGCTGGCCTGCGCTACACGTTCATCAACAGCGGCGCGGACGGCGCGGTCCTACTCGCCATCTCGCCCGCAGCGGCGGACGCGATCCACGGCCGCGCGCTCACGTCGGTGGACGACAAGGACCTGCTGAACACCAAGGTCACGGCGAAGGAGGGCGACTCCGTCACGCTCGTCGGCGACGGCGTCGACGGCTGGTTCATCGTCGCCGTCGAGGGCATCTGGGCGAAGGAAGCGTAAAAGGCCGAGATGCGCACGACGCCGTTCCCGAACATCGTCCAGCAGGCGGATGCCGCGCTCAACGACTCGGACAAGACGCTGGTCGTCCCCGCCGGCAAGCAGTGGGGCCTGCGCAGCGTCTACGCCAAGCTGATCAGCACCGCCACCGTCGGCAACCGCCAGCTCGACGTGCTGATCACGGACGGCAGCGACAACATCGTCGCGAAGTTCGTCGCCGGCGCGGTGCAGGCGGCCAGCCTGACGAGGGAGTACATCTTCGCGCCGCAGCACCCGCAGGAGGCGGCGTTCACCGGCGGCGTCATGCTGCGCGCGTTGGCCGGTGAGATCGTGCTGCCGACCGGCTATAAAGTACGCGTGTTCGACAGCGCGGCGATCGATGCCGCAGCGGACGATCTGACGGTGAGGCTGCTCGTCGAGGAGATGACGGACTAGCCGAAGGAGGCAGAGCGGATGGCGATGCGAGTGCGCATGAGGACCACCTACGCCGGGCCAGCCGGCACGGCCCGCGCCGGCCAGACCATCGAGCTGGAGGACGAGCAGGCGGCAGCGCTGCTCTCGGCCGGCTACGCCGAGGAGGTGGTGGAGCCGGCGGCCGAGGCCTCCGGTGCGGCTGACGCGACGCCCGCCGACGAGACGGCGACGATCGACCAGCCGGAGACGACGTCGACGCGAACCCGCCGGCCGACGCCGAAGGGCGGAGGCCGGCGTAGCGCGCCGCCTGCCTCCGCCAGCGGGACCAGCGACCCCGAGGAGGAGTAACGCGCCATCGCGATCGGAGACAGCTACGCAACGGCGGCCCAGTACCGCGCGCGCACCACGAAGACCGGCGCCACGGATGACGCGACGGTCATCGAGCCGGTGCTCGCCGCCGTGTCGCGCCTGATGGACCGCGAGTGCGGGCGCCACTTCACGAAGGACGCGGCGGTCGTCGCCCGCCTCTACGACGGCAACGGCTGCGCGGTGCTGCGCGTCGACGACATCGCGGCGACGGCCGGGCTAATCGTCAAGGTCGACCTGAACGGCGACTACGACTTCGCCGACGCGGACGAGACGTTGACGATCAACACGCACTACTGGCTCGCGCCGGCCAACGCGGACAAGGAAGCGGAGGCGGAACCGTGGACACGGCTGGAGATCGTCCCGGACAACGCGGTGATCAGCATCTGGCCGGCGCAGCAGCGGGCGGTGCAGGTGACGGCCGCGTTCGGCTGGCCGACCGTACCGGGCGGGATCCGCGAGGCGACCATCATGGTGGCCCGCGAGATCCGCGACCTCGAGCAGGCCGGCATGACACTCGACCTGCAGAATATGGACCAGGTGCAGCAGCTCGCGCCCCAGGCGTTCAGCATGATCCAGCGCATCAAAGCGCAGTACGGGAAGCTGGCGGTGATCTCGTGACGCGCATGTCGGTCGAGGTCGAAGGGATGGAGAGGCTGCTTCGCAACCTGGACGGCGCGGTAGAGCCGGTGTACGGCATGTTCCGCGACGTCGTCGACTTCGCCGAGCGCGAGACGGAGGCGGGAGCGAAGCCCCACCCGGTCGACATCGGCAAATTGAGCCGCGGCAACAACATCCGCAGCGAGCTGGCGCCCCCCGGTACGCCGCTCGCGCAGCTGCGCGGCCGCGTCTACACGAACAGCCCGATCGTGGTGGCGGTGGACCAGGGGCGCCCGCCGGGCAAGATGCCGCCAATCCGCCTGATTGAGACGTGGGCGGCCCGCCACGGGATCGCGTTCCACCCCGGCCGGGGCCGCAGCCAGCCCAGCGGGTTTCGGATGGCGCGCGCGATGGGCCGCCGCGGCACGCGCGGCGTGGAGTTCTTCAAGCGCGCGGCGGAGGCGACCGAAGAGGTGATCGAGCGGAAGACGCCTGATGTAGCGCGCGAGATCGAGCGCCGCTGGGGGCGGCGCTAAAGCATGGCCTGGAAGCCTGACATCAGAGACGCGCTCGCGGCACGATTGCTGGGTGTCGCCATCACGCTGCCGTCCACACAGTCGATCGCGAAGGTCTACGCGACACCCCCCGCGACTATCCAAGACGTGCCCTGCTTCATCATCTATCCGCCGCGCCGGGAGGTGAATCGCTCCGCCGGCACGCGGCAGGTGCTCTACACGGTGCGCTGCCGCTGCCTGGTGCTGGACGCGGACCTCGATGTCGCGGCTGACCTCGCTGACAGCTTCTCAGAGGCCACGATTGTACGGATGGAAGGCGACTTCAAGTTGGCTGAGGCTCCCGTTGTTGGGCAGACCTGCGAGGAGCCGGCAGCCTTTCGCTATGGCAATACGCAGTATGCCGGCTTCGATCTGTTGCTGAGGTTGAACGTCTGGGCGGCGATGGCACCCACGCCGTGATGGGCTGAGGGAGGAATGAGACCATGTGGAAGTTCATAGCAGCCGGTGACGGCGACAACGCGGCGGCGTTCGCGCTCGGCGCCCACGCCCGCGACCTGACCGACGAGGAGTACAGCGCGGCGGACGCGGCCGGCCTGCTCGGCGACGAGGCGCGCGCTCTCTTCGAGCACGTGCAGGACAGCGGTGGACCCCACGACGGCGACGCCGGCAGCGGCAGCACGCCCGCCGGCAGCGTCCTCGCCGCCGGCTCCGAGGCCGCACCCCCGCCGGCAACACCACGCCCGCGCCCGGGCAGGAAGGAAGGTGACTGATGGCAACGGGAGGAATCCGGGGTCTACGCAAGGTCCAGCTGGGCAAAGAGGCGACGAAGGGCACGTCCGTCCCGGCGACTGAGCTGCTGCTGGCCGAGGCGGAGGTCCGTGCCAACTTCCCCCTGTACCGCAACCAGCACCCCTTCGGCATCATGGGCGAGTTCGGCGGGCCGACGAAGACCCTTGCGAAGGACGTCGACATCGGCCTGAAGATGAACGGCGTCAGCTACGAGCAGCTGACCTGGCTGCTCAACGCGTCGCTCGACGTGCCGATCGACGGCGGCGCGGCCGTGCCGCCGCCCTACCACCACGTCTACGCGAGCGGCATCGGAGCGGGCGCGGCGCTCATCGAGACGGGCCCGACGCTGCCCGACTCGCTGACGCTGGAAGGCATCTGGACGGACGGGACCGACCCGGAGGAGGTCGAGATCCCGTACTGCATGGTGCGCTCGCTGACGCTCTCCGGCGACCAGAACGGCGAGCTGCAGGTGAGCGCCGACCTCTTCGGCCGCGACATCGTCGACGCGCCCGTCACCGCGCTCGCGCTGCCGACCAACCTGGAGCCGATCGTCGTCGCCGACGGCATCTTCTACATCAACACGACGATGGCGCTCGCCGCGCCCGCGATCGCGCTCGGCACCTGGGCGGCGCCAGCGGCCGGCTCGTGGGCGGGCAAGATCATCAGCTTCAACCTGGAGGTGGCGACCGGGTTGATGCCGTTCCACGGCGTGCGCGGCGCGCTCACCTTCGACCGCCACCAGGAGATCGGCAACAAGAACTTCCGGCTCACCGTGCGGGCGCTGCAGGACGCGGCCGCGTCGAACAGCCCGGCGGCCGAGCGAGTCGCGGCCGCGGCCGGCACCATGCGCTTCGTGACGCTGAACTTCGTCGGCAGCGGCAATAAGAAGTTCCGCTTCGCGGGCGCCTGCAAGCACGAGCAGGGCGACTTCCTCACGATCGGCGAGCAGGACGGTCTCGATGTGGTGGAGATGTCGTTCATCGGCCACTACGACCCGACGGCGGGCACGCTCGGACGGATGCAGTTCGCCGTGGCGAACGATGAGGCGGCAGCGCCATAACGGGGGGCAGCGCCTCCCGTGATCGGCTTCGCCGTCGAGCTGCGCTGCCCTGATTGCCGGGCGTTCTTCGGCACGATCACCATGAGTCCGACTGCGCCCGGCGTCATGCTGGGGCTCCACTGCCGGACCCGCGCCTGTCGCGGCAAGCAGCAGGTGGTGTTCTACGTCGACGCCGGCCGGGCCAGGGCCTTGACAGGCGACGAACGGGCTGCTATTGTGGCAGGGCAAGAGGGCGCACTCGCCAACGCGCCTGACCATATAGGAGGCTGAGCCGCTAGAGCGGCCCGAACATCCCAAGGGTGTCGGGCCGCTTTTTGTTTGCGAGCAGACGGAAAGGGAAGGAGCAATCAGGGTGATCGTCACGAAGCTACAGCCAGAAGAGCGGGAGGTGCCGCACGAGCCGGGCAACTACCTCTCGTTCCGCTGCCTCTCCGGCCTTCAGCTCGAGGAGGCGGAGGCGGCGAGCACGCGCGAGCTGGTCGAGCGCATGGGCGCGGAGACGCTGCACGCGTTGCGACCGCCCACGCCGCCCGCCAACGGCGCCAAGGGCCGCGCAGCTGCCGCCGTGGACGAAGTCGACGAGGCGCGACGGAAGGACCCGCTCATCGGGTACAGCCCGGCAAAGCTTATCGAGTTCGGCCTCGTCTCCTGGCGCGGCCCGAACTACGACGACGTGCCGATGCCGATCGCGGCCGCCAGCCGGGCCGGCGACGCCTCCGTCGCGGAAACGAAGGCCGGCCTGCTCGACAAGCCGACGCTGCGCTGGGCCGCGCTGCAGGTGCTCGAGGTGAGCCGGATCACGGAGGGGGAAGGGTCGAGCTCCGGGCGTGGTTCCGACCGAACGAGCGTTACGGCCGCCACCCCCCGGAGCGACTCGGAAGAAAGTGGCTAGCCATCGTCGAGGCGCACCAGCTGTTTCGCGCCGAGGTGCGCTTCACGCTGGCGGAATGGGATGAGCTGCCCAACACGGTGCGCGAGGCGGCGCTGCTCGTGCGGCAGTGGACGGAGGAGCTGAAGAACGATGCAACGGACCGCGCGATCGCGGAAGCGAAGGCGAAGTCGCCGAGGCGGCAGCGCTGAGGGATAGATGTGACGGTGACTGATGGTGACCGCGGCTGAGCTGGCCATCCTGATCCGCGTGCGCGACGAAGCGAGCGCGGCGATCGCGCACGTCGAGGGCAAGACGCAGGCCCTCGGCGCCAGCATGCAGCGAGTGGGCGGCCAGATGCGCACGGCCGGCCTGGGTATGACGGCCGGGCTGACGCTGCCCATCCTCGGTTTCGGCGCAGCTGCGATCAAGTCGGCGTCTGATCTGGCCGAGTCGGAGAGCAAGGCGAACGTCGTGTTCGGCAAGTACGCGTCGGCGGTGCAGGCGTTCGCCGGCACGTCGGCCGAGGCGTTCGGCATCTCCAAGCAGCAGGCGAACGAGTACAGCGCGACGCTCGGCAATATTCTGCTCTCCACCGGGCTGAACCAGGAAGCGGCGACGGGCATGTCGCTCGAGATGGTGAAGCTGGCCGGCGACCTGGCCTCGTTCAACAACCTCGACGTTGATGTCGCGCTGGAGAAGATCCGCGCCGGCCTCGTCGGGGAAGTGGAGCCGCTGCGCACGGTCGGCGTGACACTGTCGGAGGCAAAGGTGCAGGCAGCGGCATACACCGCTGGGATCGCGGAGCAGGGGGCGAAGCTGACCGAGGCGGAGAAGGTGCAGGCACGCTACCAGGTCATCCTCGCGGAGACCGGGACGGCCCACGGCGACGCGGGCCGCACGATAGGAATGGTGGCGGGCCAAACGCGCGTCCTGCAGGCGCGGTTCGCCGATACGAGCGCCGAGCTCGGCGAGAACCTGATCCCGCTCACCATCGCCCTGATGGACAGGCTGAACGACGGCGTCGACGTTGTATCCGATCTGTCCGAGCAGTTCGAGGGCATGGACCCGCAGCTGAAGAAGATCGCGCTCGGCTTCGCCATCGGGCTCGCCGCGGCCGGCCCGCTGCTCTTCATCCTCGGTTCGCTGGTGAGCAGCATCGCTGTGCTGATCTCGATCGTCGTTGCACTCGCCTCACCGTGGACACTCGTCGCGCTGGCGGTGCTCGCCGCCGCCGCCGCGATCGCGCTCTTCGTCATCCCGAACGAGAAGCTGCCCGCCGTGTTGTTGAGGGTAAAGCTGCACGTCATCGAACTGGCCGAGTGGCTCGTCCGCCTGGGCGAGACACTCCTCAACATGACGAATCCGATCGGCGCAGCAGCAAACGCGCTCGGCTTCTTCGGCAAGGCGGCGAGCTTCATCCCCGGCATCGGCGACGAAGTATCGGGTGCCCTGGGCGCGGTCCGGGACGGTGTGGACAAGGTCAACCCGGCCGCCTATGCCGCTGGCTTTGCGATGGACTACTTCGAGGGCCAGGCAGCCGAAGCAAGGGCGGCACTGGCTGGACTCGATCCTCAACTTGCTGCTACGAACATCGGCCTGCTCGTGACCAACAGAAACGCCATCTTCGCCGCGCAGGGCGTTGCTGGACTCATCGCCGCAGTTCGCAATTTGTCGGGTGGAGCTGCCGCGCCGACCGCGCCGCCTCCCGTATTCATACCGCCACCCATCCCGGTGCCCGACCTCTCCCCAGTCAGCGGCGCGGTCGGGGAAGCGATCGACCTGATCGCGCTCGCGTGGGCGGAGGGCGCGCGTCAGTGGATGGAGGCGGTCGAGCGCGGCGTGCGCGACGGGAGCATCCGCATCCGCGATGTCCTGCGGCTCGGCCTGGGCGACGCCGGCCGTTCCGCCATCGCCGAGATGGCGCGCGTGCAGGACGAAAACGAAGAGGTGTGGCGGATCATCGGCGACACCGTCGAGCGCGGCATCATCCGCATCCAGGACGTCGCGCGCCTGCTCGAGCTCGGCCCGTTCGGCGCCCAGGCGGCCGAGGACTTCCTGCGCGGCATGGAGGGCCTGCCGTCGCGGACCCGCGACGCCATCTTCGCCAAGATCGAGGCCGAGGCGCTGAAGGCGGGCATGGACGCGGCCGTCGCCTTCGTCGAGAAGTGGGAAGAGGGCATCGCCGGCCTCGAGGACACGCTCGCCGGCGCTGGCTCGAAGCTGTCGCAGATCCTCGGGCAGGAGACGGTGGAGAGCGCGACGCAGCGGCTCGACATCCTCAAGCTGCAGCTGGCCGAGATGGACGCGCAGGGGGCCGCTGAGGCGGCGCGGGAGGCGCGGGCGAGCCGCATCGCGGAGATCGAGCTGGAGATCAACCGCGTGCGGGAGTCGGGCGCGGCGCAGATCGCACAGCTGGAGGCGGCGCGCGCGGCCGCCGTGGACCGAATCAAGGTGTCGGAGGGGCAACTTTCCGAGCTGCGCAAAGCGCAGGCCGACGCGGCGCGCATCCTCGGCCTCGAACAGCAGTTGCCCGATCAACATCCGCTGGTGCGGGCGGCACAAGACCTGCAGGCGGCGCGGGACAAGCTGGTTGAGCTGGAGGCGGCGGGGGAGCGCACGGGCCGCCAGCGCGGCCTGGTGAGGCGCCTCGAGAGCCAGTTCCAGGTGGCCGAAGGTTTCGTGGAGCGCGAAGCGGCGGCGAAGGAGCGCGAGATCGAGGCGGCCAAGGCGGCGGAGCAGACGATCGAGGCGCAGCTCGCCGACGTGCGCGCCCGCACGGAGGCGCAGATCGCGCTGCTGGAGCGGGAGAAGACGGCGCTGGACAACACCGTCTCGGCGGAGGAGCTGCACCTTCAGCAGCTGCAATCGCAACGCGCGGCGCTCGAGGAGCTGACCGACCGCCGGCGGATCGAGGCGGAGCAGATCGCGCTGCAACTCCAGCTCAACAATGGCCTCCTGCCCACACAGGCCGAGGTGAACGCGCAGGCCGCCGACCACATCGCGCTGATGGAGGGCCTGCGCGTCGTCTACGAGAACTTGACGGGCGGCATCTTCCGCACGCGCGACGCGACGCTCCTCCTGGGAGCGGGCATGGACGACCTCGCGCGCATCATCCTGCTGATTGCCGAGGGCATCCTCGACCCGGACATCCTGCCGTCGATCGGGCGGAACGCGACGTCGGCCGGCCGGCGGACCGCCGGCGCTGGGGCGGGTGGCAGTGCGGGCAGCGCAGGCGCCGGCTCCGGCAACGTCTACATCCAGCGCCTGGTCGTGGACGGCAACCTCCGCGAGTCGCTCGAGGGCCTCGGCCTGAGCTTCGGCAGGGTGTAGGGGCGCGCGCGATGCCATACGACTGGGCGCCAACGCACTTCGATGGAGTGAGCCTCACCGCGGCGCCCTTCTCGTTGGCGCCCCCCGTCTTCGACGCGCTCAACGGGCCGCCGAAGCTCCAGACCTACCAGGCGATCGAATCCGCCATTGTCGACCTCGGCTCCCGCTTCGTGCGCGGGCAGCCCGAGCCGGCGGTGTGGGAGCTGCACGTCTTCCTGGACGCGACCGACGAGGCGCAGCTGGAGACGCTGCGCCGGACCTTCTCGCCCGAGCGCGGGCTGGTCTTCCTGCGGGCGGACGACGGCGACGCGGTGAACTGGCGAGTGGCCTGCTTCGTCGTGGGTGTCGACCGTCTCGACGCACCCCACTGGCTGATCCGGCTCTACGTCCCCGATCCCGCGTGGGAGGAGAACGCGGCCACCACGTCGACGCAGCCGAACATCACCACCAACCCATTCGACTTCGTCGTCACCAACAACGGCGATCGGCTCGCCCGCCCCGTCGTAACCTTCGCGCCGGACGCCGTGCAGCTCGATCCGGCAATGGACTTCACGATCTCTTTCCGTGGCTGGGTGGCGAACAGGTCGCCGTTCGCGCTCGTGGACGTACCCGTCATGTTGCTCGACTTCAACCACGCGGCGAAGTACTCCGTCGGCGCCAGCACGCGGCTCGTCAACCAGGTCGGCGGCATCACCGCGACGGCGGCGATCATCCCCTACGATACGACGGCCGGCGCGTGGTTGACCCCCGGCGGCTTCGGGCTCATCGACAACGAGCAGTTCTACTACGACGCCTTCGACGGCGTCCAGTTCAGCGGCTGCGTCCGCGGCGTCGGCGGGACTGTGGCGGCGACGCACGCCGATAACGCCGTGATCACGCGGAGCGACGCACTCTTCAACGGCGAAGACATCCGCGTATTCGCCGAGGGGGAGGAGATCGAGTCACACGTCGCCGGGCTGCGCACCAGCTCGTGCCGGGTGTGGGCGCCCATGTCGATGCCGGCCCGCCGACTGCTCCACACGAGCGAGGCCTGGACCGCCAGCGCCCCCGCCGACGGCGGTGAGGCGCTGTTCGACGAGGGCGTCGCCGACGTGCCGGACGATGGTGTGTTTTTCATCCTGAACTCGTCGAACGAACTCGTCTCCTATACGAGCCGGGACGTGGCCGCCGGCAAACTGAAGGGATTGAACCGCGAGACCTGGTTCACAGCCGCCGGGACGAGCGCCGCCGGCGTCGCGTGCTATCTCGTGAGCCATCCGCAGATCGTGGTAGCGATGGGCCGGAGGAGCATCGGCGGCACGAACGCCTGGCCGGCCGGTTCGGTCACGCCACCGCCCGCGCCACGCCTGCTCGATCGCCGGCCTGCGTTCCAGCTCGGGAACAGCAACAACTCGCAGTGGCGCTACGGCGACACCGCGTCCGACCCCGACACCGTCTTCTTCGACCCGGACCGCCCGGACCGCCCAGCGTCGTTTGTCCCCGTCTCGGAGATCCCGGCGGGCGACAAGAACGACGCGGCCGGCCTGCGCCTGGAGACCGCGCTGGCGCGCGCCGGTTGGACGGCTGACGTGCCCGTCGCCGGCAAGCCCGACACCCCGCGACTGTCGCTGCACACGCCGGTGGGCATCGAAGCGGTCGCGAGCGGGATCGTCTATGACGCGCAGCAGCGCCGCAACGTCCGGCTTCGCATCCTCGGACGCGACGCAACCGGCTTCGAGACGGAGCTCGCCAACAAGTACGACGTCGCTGAGGCGCTCGTGACGGCGCAGGCCGTCACGCCAGCGAAGGTGCTGCACGAACTCATCCTCAACGCGGTGAGGTCAGCGACGACTGGGAGCGGCCGAGGCGTGCCCGGTGGTGGCTTCGACCTGCAGCTGGAGGGCCAGTTCTACGCTACGCGTTTCACCCTGACAAACGATACGAAGTTCAAGGCCGTGCAGATTGCCCTCAAGGGCGCCGGCGCGTTCCGGGTCGGCATCTACGACACGTCGGGGGCGAGCCCTTTTGAGGGGTCTCAGTTGGTGCAGTTCGTGCACAGCAGCCAGGGCACCGGCCCAAGCTTCGCGATCAATCTGAGTGCCATCACCATCATCGAGTACCGGAACGACGCCGTGGGCGAAATGCTGTTGCCAGCGGGAACCCACTGGCTACTGGTTGCGCTGACCGTCGACGCCACGACACCAATCGAGTTTGGGGGGCTCGGCATCGGCGCGGACGTGAAGTGGTCTGGCTACCACAGTCAGTGGCACCTCAACAGCATCCCCGATGATGTGAAGACGCTCGGCGCGACCGACATCGTGGGCGACCACGTCAACGGCGCCCTCTCGGCGGTCGCGACGTCGATCCCAGTCAAAACGACGGCGGGTCAGATTTCCGGTCCTGGCCTCTTCTCTTCCGGCCGCGCCTGGATCGAGGATGATACCTCCGGCAACCCGATGGAGAAGATCTCCTACTCCGGGCGGTCAAAGACCGACCTGACCGGCGTGGTGCGCGGCATCGAGGGGACCGCTGCCGTCGCCCACGCGGACGGCAAGCGTATTATTCAGGCGGACGAAACGGGGGCACCGGCGTTCTGGTTTCGTTTCGTCCACGAGGGCGCGGGGCCGATCCAGGAGGAGGCCGGCGCCCTCGTGGAATCCGGCGAGGCCTACATCGACAATCTCATCCTCGAGCTGAACGACGCCGCCGCCGACCCGTTCACGCCCCTCGTGGCGGGGATCGAGGTGGCGACGTACCACCTGAACGGCGAGCTGAAGAACGTGACGAACGGCAAGGGCTTCGCGCTCGACTTCTGGTGCCCACTGCAGGCCCAGGGCGGCGGGCCGGTGGTCGTCACGATCGACGCCGAGCGCCGCACTGCCAAGTTCACGCAGGGCAGCTGGACGCTGGCGATCGCCGGTGCCGTTACGCCGCTCAACGACTCCGACTGGCTGCCACTGGAGCCGGGCGCGAACACGCTCCGCTGGACTGAGGCCGCGCCGTCGCTGGACATCGTCGCCACGTTCCGGGGGAAGAAGGGATGACGGGCTGAGATGGGCGCCTCCGCCGTCGCCGGCATCGCGGTCAAGCTGCGCGATCCCTTCCCGCCACACCGCGCCCTCGCCTCGGCGAAGGTGCCGGCGATCGACTACGGCTTCATGCTGATGCGGTCCGGCAGCGCGCAGTTCACCGTCTCCCGCGCCGACGATAATTCGCCCTACTCGTGGGCGCAGGGCAACATGGTATCGGTCGAGCGCAGCGATGGCCTGCTGCCCTGGTATGGCTTCATCACGAACCGCCAACTGGACAGCGAGTCGGGCAGCGCGCAGATCACAGCGGTCGACTACGCCGGCGCCCTCTTCGAGCGGGCGGCGACGCCGAAGGACTGGCCGCAGGAGAAGAAGTCGGCCGGCGAGTGGGTCCGCTCGCTCGGCCTCTGGGCGAACAGGGGACGGCCGCCGCTCCTCGTGGACGTGCGGGGCGTCATCGGCGGCGGCCCGGTCCAGTTCGCGCCCGCCGCCGAGAGCTTCACATCGCTGCTCGATACGATGGCGCGTTCTGCCGACTGGGAGTGGGCGGTGCGCTACGAGGGTATCGACGGGCCGCAGCACCGGGCGGCGCTCGTCTTCAGCGAGCGCGTCGGCCGCGACCTGAGCCGGCAGGTCGTCTTTCAGGAGGGCCGTCACTTCGCGCGGGCGCGCATGACGGAGGACGCGCAGGGCGTGCTGGAGAACGCCATTGCCCTTGGCGGCTCAGGCGCGGTCTCCGGGCGCGCCGCCGTCGCCGTCAACCCGTCCTCGACGGGCGCGCCCGGGGTGGACGGGTTTCCGCTCATCGGCCTGAAGACGACGCCCTCGTCCCCCGCGCTGGCGGGCACCCGCGTCGCCATCGAGCAGGCCGTGACGAACAAGGAGGCGTTGGCGAAGATGGCGCAGAACCTCCACCACGCGGCCGACTCGGTCGTCGAGCAGGTCTCCTTCACGATCGCTGAGACGGAGACCGATATGCGGCTCCTCGAGGTCGGGTCGCTCTACGGCGTGCGCTTCGCCGACCTGTCGCTGGGGCTGGCGGTGCACCGGAAGGTTCGCTTGATTGCGCTCAAACTCTCGACCGACGGGCAACACGACATCGAGGCGGAGGTGCTGTCCAGTGCCGCATGATCCGATCCTCGTGGCGCGGGCGAACGCGGGCCGGCTGCCCAGGCTGATCGCTGCGATCAAGGGTCTCGCGGAGAAGGCGGGGCGAAGATGAGGCGACGATGACGATCCGCCGCGCTACCGCTGCCGACCGCGCGCTCATCATGGGTCTGCTCGATGCGCTGCCCGAAGAGTTTCACGTGCCGTGGCCGGAGCCGGAGACGCCCGTAGACCCACCTCCGGCCCCCTACTGGATCACGTCGCCGAAGTGCCACGTTTGGGTCGATGACGCGATCCCCGCCCTCTGTCGCATCGACGCCATGCCGGAGCGGTTGGCAGCCGGGGTCATCTGGCTCCTGCCGCGGGCGGAACTCAAGGCGGATAACTGGCGACCTCTGATGCGACTGTTGCGGGCGACTCTCGCCGATGTGCTGCTCGGCCAGCGACAGGCGGGCGGCTGGACGGTCTCGGCAACGTTCGTCGCAACGGCGGACAACGCCGAGGAACTGTGTCGTTTCTGGCAGACGAAGTTTCCCGGGGCTGCCGTTCGTCGCCGACCCGATCTTCGCTTCGAGATCGTGTGGAACATGCGTGACGCCGCCCGTCAGGTGGTGCCCTAGATGACGCTCGTAGGACGGGGCGGGGTTGCGCCGGAGTGCATCCACGCCGGGACGTATGCGGTCGCCTCTACCGTCCCCGCGTCCTACTCGGTCGTCACCACGCCCGCGCCGAGTCAGGGGCTGGGACGCTTCAAGGCGGTCAATCCTGCGGCGACATGGTGGCTCCAGCGGTCGGGGATGACGTTTGCCGCTCAGCCGTGGACGTGGCTGGTACAGCGCGACTTCCGCGCCGTCGGCACGTTCTCCGCAGGGAGTAACTTCTGCATCGGCATCATGAACTTCGAGGCTTTGGGTTTGCGCGGGTTCGGGCAAGCGAGCGGTAAATACAAGGTGGCGTTGGTCGACCTCACGGGCGCCGCGCAGGGCACGAGTACGACGGAGTACGCGAGCAATGTTGACATCACGATCCGCGTCCAGTGGAACGGGAGTGAAGCGAAGGTCTGGATCAACGGGCTGCTGGAGATCACCGTGGCGACGACCGGCCGCCCGACTACTGGACAGATGATTCTTTGGTGGCTCGCTAGTGACATGGCGACGGTGACGAAGTATTGGGGCGTGTATTCGGTGGCGACAAGCGACACTGAGGCAGATCGTATCGGCACGAACCTTCGTCGCGGCCGGCTCGACCCCACCGGCGACACGACGGAAGACGACTTCGGCCAGCAGGGTGCATCGTGCGTAGCGGGAGACGCCACGTTCTCCAACTGGGACGACTACGCGGGCGGGGGTGCGCCGGATGACGCGACGACGTTCAACTGCGGTGCGACGCTAGGCACGAAGCAGGTCTCGTCGCTCTCTACGGTGACAGTCGCCGACGTGGTGCTTGGCGTGGCCGCGCGCTATTGGGCACACGCGAACATCGGCGACAAGGGCCATGTGCAACTCCTGGCGCGTCTCAAGTATGCGGGGAACGCTATTGACGCCGCCGACCCGCTGGAGGCATCAGCTACCTGGGTGGGATGGGCCGAGTGGTTCAGTACGCCTCCTGGTGGTGGCGCGTGGTCACAGACGATCATCGACGGCCTTGAGTGCGGCTGTTCTCGATTCGGCTCGGCAGCCGCCAATCTGGACGTCTCGGCGATGGCGGTCGAGGTGTTCTGGGTGGACGCAGACCCGCCGGCGTACCTCGACCTGGAGCACGACGTCGCGCGTGGAAGCAGGCGCGGCGTTCTGAGAGGGGTCGCCTAGATGGAGACATTACGTAAGTACGGGGTGGCGACGACGATCAGGCTCCCGATGGTCAAAGTGAACGTCCGCGACTTCGCGGTAGCCGCCGACTGGACACCCGCCGCCGGAGATGTGCAGCTCAGCAAGGACGGTGGGGCGTTCGCCAACATCGGGACGCTCCCCACGCACCTAGGCAAAGGTATCTGGACCTACACCTTCACCGCGACCGAGCTACAGGCGGCGGTGATCGCCGTCGTTGCCGTGGATACCGCACCAAAGGTCATCGAGGATCAAGCGTTTCTGATTGGCACCTACGGCAACGCCAGCGCCCAGCACGCGCTCGACCTCGACACGATCATCGAAAACCAGGTCTGGGACGCCGGCGCCGCCGGCCACCAGGACCCGAACAGCATCGGACACCGCATCTGGCAGGGCATCCGCGCTGCTGCGGCCCAGGCCGCGACGTCCACCTCCATCACGCTCGACGCCGCCGCCAGCTCCGTTGACGACTTCTACAAGGGCGCGCTCATCGTCACCAAACAGTCCGGCGCCACCGGCTCCGGCCAGGCCCGCCTCATCACCGCGTACAACGGCACCACCAAGGTCGCCACCATCACGCCCGCCTGGGTCACGACGCCCGCGTCCACGATCGGCTTCGTCATCTTCGGTGTCCCAGACGCCGACGCCATCGCAGACGCCATCCTCAAGCGCCCCATCTCCAACGTCGAGCCGGCCGGGACCTTCCGCACGCTCTACGGCGCCGTCGCCGCGCTCGTCAACCGCCGCCGCATCAACGCCGGAAACCTCGAGGTCTTCAAGACCGACGGCGCCACCCTCCTCGGCACGCTCGCCGTCACCACAGACGCCGCCCAGGACCCCGTGAAGGAGCTCGACACCGTATGATCTGCCTGCTCCTCGTTCTCTACTTCACGATCGCGCCGGCCATCATCATCGCCGACGCCGTCGCCTTGGCCATCTCCCCTCCCCGCGCCGGGGAGGGGCCGGGGGAGAGGTTCCAATGAACTCCCTCGCCTTCGCGCACTCGCTCTTCCTCGGCGGTGGCGCTGGGGTCGCCCCCGTAGAGCGTCCGTCCCGGCTCGGTGCCGCCTCCGGCGGCTTACGGGAGCGCGCCGTCACCGCCGATCCGATCCTGCTGGCGCGGCCACACGGGGCAGGCCTCCGCGCGCTGCTCCGGTCCGCCGCCGATCTCGACAAGAAGGCGCGTCGGTGAGCGCGTGGGGAGGATGAGATGGACAGCATCATCGCGGTAGCCACCATCGGGTTTGTCGGGAGCATCGTGAGCGCCGTCGTGCTCTACACGAACCGCCGGCGCAACGGGTCCGGGTCGGGCTCGCCGCGCAGCGCGATCGATCCGGAGCACGCGAAGAGCGGCGAGCTGGCCGCCGCCTTCTGGCTCCAGCAGTTCAAGTTGGTCTATGACACGCTCAACCTGCACGCGGCGAAGATGGAAGGGTTCGGTGTGAAGATCGACGCGCTGCGGTCTGAGACGCAGCACGGCTTCGGCTGCAGCAACACACTGCTGCAGGACATCCTGCGCGAGCTCCGCTACGACAACGGCAGGAGGGAAGGGAGGCACGAGCGATGAAGTTCATCTGGAACGCGAAGAGCGGCGAGATCCACCGGCTGGATGCCGACGGCCGCAGCCTCGAGGCGTGCAACCTCGACCAGATCGAGACGCGGGAGGAGATCGAGGAGGACGAAGCGCTGCGGTTGCTCGCCGATGGCAGCGGCGATCGCTGCGGGCATTGCTGGAAGGAGGACGAGGACTGATGGAAGACACAACCGTACTGGGCGGCCTCGCCGCCGTCCCGATCATCACCGCGCTGCTGCAGGTGCTGAAGCCGCTCATGCCGGCCGCCTGGGTCGCGCGGGTGACGCCGGCCGCGGCTGTCGCGATCGGTGTCGGGTGGAACGTCGGCCTGGCCGCGTCGACCGGCGAGCTGACCGGCACCACGCCCTTCCTGGGCGCAGTGGTCGGCCTGGCGGCGGCCGGCCTGTACTCGGCGGCCCGGCCTGTCCGGGAGGCGCTGAGCGGCGGGACTGGCGGGCCGTGAGCGGGCACGCGAGCGCGGCGGCCGACGCCCTGGCGTGGGCGTTCGCGCCGTGCCCGCCGCTGTGGGCCGCGCTGGCGCTGTGGGCGAGCCTGCTGGGGCTGCGGGCGCTGCCCGATTGGTGATGGGCGGCGCCATGCTCGACCTGGTGCGCGTCGCGCGGGCACGGAAGGCGCTGCTCGACGCGCTGGCGAGTGTGCCGGCCGGACACGACTACGCGCGGTCCGCGTGGTCGTACAACGAGACGGACTGCCTCGCCGAGCGGCTGCTGCTGCGCCGCGCCGCCTGGGTCGAGGACGGTTGCATGTTGAGCGAGGAGATAAGACGGCTGTGACGTTTCCAGCACAGTACCCGAACGCGATCGTGGTGGCCGCCCATCCGACGAACATCTTGCGTCCGGTGAACAAGCCGAAGGCGCTGTTCCTGCACACGCCGGAGGAACCGGTAGACGACTACGAATCTACGCCGCGCTGGTTCCAGCGTCCGAACATCGGCGGCTCGACGCACTACTACGCCGACTCGGACGGCGACATCTACCAGATGGTGCCGGAGGAGAACGGAGCGATCGCGAACGGCCTGGAGGGGAAGCCGCGGCCAGCGTGGGCGGACGCTACGTCGCTCAACTACCAGTCGCTCTCTATCGAGATCGAGGGCTTCGCCGCTGCGATGCACCGCACGTGCCCGCCGGGCAGCCGGCAGTGGAACGCCGTCAGGACGTGGATCGTCTCACGGGCGCTCGTCTACCGCATCCCGATCGACCGCGCGCACGTCATGGGCCACTACGAGGTGTCGAACCAGCGCAGCGATCCCGGCACGCTGAAGATCGACCAGCTCGTCGCCGACGCGGCGACGGTCGCGGCGCGGCTGATCGCGGCGACAGCCGACGTGCGGGCGCACCTAGCGATCCGGGAGGCGCTCTCGCGGGCGTGGGAGCAGGGCGACTGGCGGATGATCCACCGGCAGCTGCACGTGATCGGGGTGGCGCTGGACTAGTCGGCTACGCGGACGCATTCCTCGATCAAGATCTCGCCCGCGCGCCCGATGTCCGGGCCTCCCACGCCGGTCGCTAGCGCTGAGACCTCGGTCTGCGCCGCCTCAATGCTAGCGAGGCGCGCCTGGAGCTCCGCGGCCGACAGTTGCGACTCGTCGACCTCGGGTACGCGTTGAACGATCAAGGCGATCTGAGCATCGTTCAACGCGCGGGCGGCCTCTTCCCCAGAGAGCCCGGCCAGCCCGGCACACAGGCTGCGCGTGGTGGGATCGAGCAGCGCGGACCGCATCGAACTACGGTACTCCGACTCGCTGACGTCCCCACGAGGTAGGTGCAAGACGGAATCACCACCCGCGTCGTCTTCGGAACAGGCCCAAGCGATCGCCGCCAGGGCAACGAACATTGCCGTGAGAATCGCGCGCATCACACCAACCTCCCTTCGGTTCCTGCGGCGCCCATTATAGCCGGTCGGCCAGCGAAAGGCGACGCTGCTGCTCGACCGCGCGGAGCTCCTCGATGGAGCGCTGATAGTAGCGGACCATCTCCAGACTGTGGCCGTCGACGGCGGCCACGCCGATCTGGTCGGCGCCCGCGCCGATGAGATCGCAGATCCGCGTCACCCGCAGCCGGTGCGGATACACCGCGCCGGGCGGCAACCCGGCCCGGCCGGCCATGCCGTCGAGCAGCCGCTTGAGGCTGCTCTTGCTCAGCCGCCAGAGGTGATCGTCGCCGTTGCGGAGCTCGCCCAGCGCGGCCAGCGCGACCACGCCGACGGCGACGAGGCGCGGGCGGCCGCCCTTGCCGTCGCGGATAACGATCGTCCCGGTCCGCCAGTCGACGTCGCGCCCGCGGATCGCCAGAGCCTCGGACCGGCGCACGCCGGTATCGAGCATGGTGAGGAGGAGCGCCCGCTGCTGCGGCGTCTCGGCCGCGCGCAAGAGCGCCCGCAGCTCGGCCAGCGTGAGCGGCGGTCTCGCCGGCGGCAGGACCTTCCGCATCTTCAGCCCGACCGTCGGATCGCGCCGGACCAGCGGCGGCCGCCGCTCGGCCTGGGCCCAGCGAAAGAAGGACCGCAACGCGGAGATCCGCGTGTTGACCGTCGACGACGCGCGGCCGAAGCGCTTGCGCAGCACCGTGATGTGGCGAGCGACGAGCAGCTCGTCGACGTCGGCGAGCGCGTCCACGCGGACGGCGCGAGAGAACCTATCGAGGTGACCCAGGTAGGTGGCGGTGGTCTGTTCGGAGCGTCCTTGCTGGCCTAGGAGGTAGAGGCGGTAGCCGTCCCGCGCCGCGATCCACCAGGCGCGTTGCGTCGTCCGTTCTCCTTCGGCGGGTCTGCTGCCAAGAGCGACAACGAGGCCAGCTCGTCGGCAGGGATGTCATACAGGAGGGAAAAGGCCATAATGTGCCGTCGCCGGGGCTCCCCACTGATGCCTTCCTCGATGGCGTAGATCGTTCCTCGTTTGATGGGGCGGCCGAGACGTTCGCTCTCTTCAGCCGCCTCATCGAGCGTCCAGCCCCGGCGGGTGCGCTCCTCATAGAGCCTCTGTCCGAGGGGCGGTCTCTCCACAGCCCTAATTCTAGGCCGGCCAATGCGCTTTGTCAAATTGCGTTGAAAAGTCGCCATCATCCCCCCTTGACAACAGCTATTCAATGTGCTTGAATAGGCTCCATGACTACGGCACGGATGCCTAAACGCGTTATCGAAGTTGGAGCGGAAGGAGCGCCATGCCCGACAACACCGCCAACTACAACATCACGCCCGGAGAGTGCGAACGAACGATCGGCCACTGCTGGGGTCCAACCGTCACGATCACGCCACTTGCTGGACCTATCGCCCAACGGATGGGCGGCAAGTCGGAGTCCAGCCAGATGTGCAGGCACTGCGGCGCAAGGTCGATCAACAGGACGGTTCGCGAAATCGTTCGGCACGGCTAACGCATCAATCCGCCACACGGGCAAGGAAGAACGGGATGCCGTCCCACTCTTCGCCGCCGGCGACCGTTCGCATCGCCATGACGCTGATCACGATCTGGCCATCGACGACGGCGACGTTGTGCGAAACGGGCCGCCACCGGCCATGCTCGAAGCTGTCGAGGTCCTCCGCGAGGCTGTTCACCATGTCCCGCCAATCGGCCGGCTTACCGAGATCGACCGAGCCGAGCGGGACCGCTCTACCCAGGAGTACGTAGTCGTCCAT